GCCATCGTTAATATTTATAGATAAAAAAAAGTACGCACTTAATTTTATCCGGTTGGTGTTAATGTTGATGCTCCTGAGAGCAATCCTTGGTTTTGATCAAACAAAAGATTGACTTGTTCTGATATACCATATCCTATGTAAATTAGTGTCATAGTAACCTGGACACCGTGTTCATATTCCTGCACTTCTATTTGATCTATTTGCACACGGGGATCATAATTACCCACTGCTTCGACATCGCTGATAATGGCATTTTTTGTGTCTACATCCAACGGATCAAACAGATACTGCCATATATTGGTGCCAAACTCCGGATTTTCTAACTTTTCACCTTTGCGGATGTTGAAATGATTGAGTAAATCCTGTTTGACCAGTGCTATATCATAAATTTTGGTCGACGAAAATTCTCCATTCTGCGTGGTGAATCCTTTGAATATTTGACTCTGTGTAGTGTTGTTTGTTATTATTGCCATTTTCTATATTTAACCTCCTGCAAAAACCGTGGGAGATCCACTTGTCATTGCTCCTGCATCAGCCGAGTCACCTATTCTTCCCAATGCTATTCCCTCAACATATACCGTGGTGGATCCAACATTAAGATAAGCAACGTGCGGAGCACAGGCCGGCGCAGGTGGAAATGGGTGTGACACTGTGGGTGCACCTACTACTGCCACAAGTATTCCGTTAGCATACACTGATGATTGGTTGGCACCACCTAGAGTTGTGGTTGCCGCACAGGTATGACCAGTGCTCAACGAATCTCCTATCCTAACCACAGCAGGCATTAAGTGATCTCTCTTTCATCCAGATAGGTCTCAACATCAGTTTTTTGTGCTGTGGTCCTATCACGTCTTTTGTTTTCGTGTTCTGCATAAGGTTCGGCAGTAGGCACCCTTTTGGTTGTTGATAAATTCCTGTGTGCACCTTTGTTTGTGAAATAAGTTTTTTCCGTAATTACGTCTGAACCGACCACACCTGATGCAACTTTTCCTGAAGTGTTCATATGTATTTCGTTGCCTGTGTTTACCAGAAAGTCGTTGCCGGCATAAGTTTTCACATCAGTGTTTACTTCGATCAATCCGTTGTTTGCGTACAATCTAAAATCACTATTTGCTTTTTGATCAAGATTCACTAAAGCAAAAATATCAATGTTTTTACCCTGCACAGATACCCTACCTGTGTCGGCGTTTGGAAAACTGTTTACTAACCCTGCTTCGTCGTTGTTGGTTCCGAGTGCAGTCAAATTGATGTTTCTTCCTGCTTCGATGTTGACATCTCTGTCTGCTACAAAATTAAAATCTGCTTCTGTTCTCACAGACACACTGTCTTTGGCATAGATATCAATCTTGCCGTCTTTTGAAAATTCTATCCATGAAGTTCCATCTGTGTTTGTGATGTACACTAATCCTTCTGTGTTGTGCAACAGCAGTTGTGCACCACTCCTAGTTCTCAATCTTATGAGTTCATCTTTAATGGCTTCCGTTATGGTGTTGTTTACTTTTTTGGCCGGCGTTCCGTCATCCATCACAAATGTGTGTCCTCCCAATCGAGAATGGGCCACTTTAGCTATTGTATTACCCGGCGCTGGTCCGCCGCCGCTAATGATTCTTCCGTGTCTATTGATGGATTCTCTGGCAGATGTCTGTTGCCCTTCAAAGTCTATCGGTCCTGGTGTTGATATACCAAACACCTGTGACGGTGTTTCTCTCCTTGCGGATGCTGATGTTAATCCTCTGATGTCATCAGATTCCAATCCTTGGGCAATCAATGAATCTGCGTCATATGGATTTACCGGTCTTGTGAATATGGCTATGTCATCGTCATAGTTCGTGTTTTGTTGCACCGGTCTGTCATTGTCTGCCAATGCCTTTCTATTGCCTTCAGCAACCGGAACTCTTTTGAGATTTAATTCATTCTTGTATTTGGCATTATGATCGTTGTCACCTACATATCTTTCATCAATGGGATTAACAGCTTTGCCCGGAGTCATATGGTTCATATATGGTTCAGGAACACATCCTATCCAAAATCCATTATTCCTATCACCATTAGCAAATATCACTAAAACGGCTGTGTCAATGTCCGGTGGTACCATCCAAAAACCGTATGATTTTTGTGTGTTTGCATATCCAACTTTTTTGTTGGTGTCTGACAGCGGAGTCTGGCCAGCGAATGGCGAACAGTATCTCACGGTCACTGTCTGTGCCAATGGAGACAGAGCAGACTCGTCAAATGGTCCATGCAGTTCAGGAATCCATACATCCAATCTGCCCATCCTAAGCACGTCGGCTGAATTTTTTATGTATGCTATGTATGGTCCGGGAAACTGTTTTATTCTTTGCTCAAAGCTTTGGTCACCTGGTGCACCTCCACCTCTTCTCACTTCGGCCATTATCTATTACCTCTCAGGAAAGGCAATCTACTATCGTTCCTCGGGGAAGAATTGGTGGTGTTGCTGTTGGAGAATGGGTGGACCTCGACATTGTCTGTGGTGCTGATGTTTTTCTCTCTAAACACTGGATGACCATTGAATTTCTTTGTTGGTGCTTCAATATTCTTTTTAACTGAAATGTTGTAGTTTTCATTGTTTTTCAACAGTGGATGTTTATCAGGGGCCTGGTTTAAAGTTTTTTCCGACACATCTTTGACCGGACCTTCCGTGTCGCCAAACTCTACCGAAAATTCAGGCCAAACATTAGGCACGGTTGGACCGTCTAGTGCTTTCTTGTTGCTCATTCCTGCTTTTGAATAGGGTTTGTATTTTTCATAGTCTATGCCTTGTGCTTTCATCCGTATCATTTGTAGATTCTGCATAAAAATTCCACCCTCAAACCTTGATTCGCACAAGAATACTTTATATATGCCCTTGAAAAACGCCGCATTATCAATATTGAACAGTCCCTTTGCATCATTGATGTCCGACGGCACCCTGAAATTCAGTCTGATAAAAATTTCTGTGTCGTCTGGCAGTACAGAATTGTCGCTGTAGACATTGGATCCACCCTCCGACTTGCCCGACATATCATTGGCCAACACAGACTTTTGTTCTATCCAATATGGATCCCCAAGAATGTTGAGGTTGGCTACCAACAAGTCAGCATTTGGATTTTGCAGTATTTGATCAAACACTGTGGCCATCCCCAAACCTTTGGCCTGTTGATCTGGCAACAGCTTGCCTATTGTGTTGTTGATCGGTATCACATTGGTGTCTGTAACTCCTCCACTTGCGCCACTGGCAGATTTTGATTTGTCACTGTTACTGGCATCAGATTCTCCTGATAACTTTTCATTGTCGGGATCATTGCCCGAAGCATCGAAATAAGGAATGGGTTGGAAATATGCAAACTTGTAATTGATATCAAAATCAAGCACATCTTTGTTCTGTCCTGTGTAAAGGTAATCGTAGGTCCTAGATGCTTTGACGTTTGATATCAAATCTTCATTGCTCTTGTAATTAAAGTGTTGTTTGGAAACTCTTTGTGTCCGCACGATGTATTTTAATTTGTATGCTGGCCTACCGGATCCATTGTCTACATTTTTTATTTCCAGTTTTGTAAAAAGTCTCAAACTTGTGGTGAAACCATCGCCGTCAAAATCTACCAAATTGTTGCTGTCATCAAATTTGTTTCTATAGTATTCACTTTCAACCACTACTTTGTTGATGAAGTCTATTATGCTAGAACCTTTGGCTATGGTGACTTTTCTTCCAGTTTGGCCGGGAGGACCATCGGACCTTAGTATCGAAATATTTTTTACCCTATTAGATGATGCATTTTTATCATACCCAACAGGTGATGTCAGTACATCCTCACTGCCAGGGGCAATCAATTCGTATTCATCCGGAGTGATTACTATACCATCTTTTTGCTTTCTTAGTTGAACATCTGTATATCGTTCAAAAAAACTGTTGACGATTTCTCCCACTGTGTTGCCGTAACAGTTAATATCTTCGCTGACGAAATTATAGACATTGTTCAATGCCGCATATTGGGCTGGTGCCGCCTGAATCCTGTATGTAGTGACTCCTGCATCGACCTGCATATCAACATTGTAGATATGGATGGGTATGTTCCTTGTAGAATTAGGAATATTGTTGGTTGCAATATTTTTATCGTTGTATCCTTTGAAATCAATTTTTAGATTGTATATTGCATTGAATTGATTCAGATAACCTTGCTGTGCCGCTGTGGCTATAAGCGTATCAATGAACTTGACTCCATAGGGTTCCACGACATCAAACAAAATTTGATATGCTGTTGCAGTGCCTGATATTTCAGTGGGTGCCACCGTGTTCCTTATTACAAGATTTTCAATGTAGTAATCTAGGCCGTCTGCCGTTGCTCCTCCACCGCCGCCGGATTTAGCGATTAAAACACCATCGTGGTCGTTGTTATGGAATTGATCAACATTGAGGCAAGACAATGAAAGCAGATAATTGTATGGTTCGTAGTTGTGAAGCACATTTGTTCGAGGAAATTTATCCGAACTGTCTATGCCAACATTACTGGACTCTGACGCCAGCTGGCTGGTAAAATTCTGAAGTTTGCCAAATGCATCGCCGACATAGTCAACACCGATAGTGCCTTCGTTCTCATTGATCATATTATTGAATGCACCAAAATCATTGGATGCACTGATCTCACCGATCTTATCACTCATCTCATTGAATTTTTGTATGGCTTCCTGGTCATCAAAAACCATTCCTTCCTTGATGGACACTGATTTCATTTTGTCCACTGCTTGTTTGAAAAAATCGGCATCCAAGGAAGATTCCGACGGCAGTGCTTTTGCTCCAAACTCGTCTCCGAGAGCTTTGAAATCTACACCCGTCGATCCTGCAATCTTGTTGGCAAAGATATTAAAGGCATCAGCAGATGTCATATTTGATGTTAACCCACTATCCCCTTTGAACAGATTGCCTAAGTCAGAACCTTTCAGTTTGCCGAGAGCTTCATTTTTGTATGCATCTAGGTCAATGCCTGTGCCAGTGTCTGGAATCGACACATTGGACAGTTTGTTGGTCAAGTCATCAAAAATATTCCTTTTGCCTTGTTGACCCATTGGTTTATATTCCTAAGTATTTTTCTAGTGTAGGTTTTTTTGGTATGTAAATTATAGATCCTGCTGTGAACCCCCAAATAGGATCAGTGATTGCGTTCATATTCCTATGCATAAAGACCCACCAAAGTTTGGCTGATCCATAAAGGTCATATGCTAACAGATCGGGTCTATTTTCATAGAAAGAATCAATTTCGTACTGTATATCATCTGGTTCGAAAGGAAACAGCCTCTTGCTGAGATAGCCAAGACTTTCGTTGCCCACAGCTGTATTCGAATATGGCGAGTGTTTAGAATAAGACATTAGATAAATCCATCCTTGGCCAAGTTTCCTTGTGCAAATGATTTGAGATCAAATTTGGACACTTTGTTTCTAGAGTACACCGGAACAACCTGTATGGTGATCTGAGAATCTGTCGGCACATAGTTGAACACTCCTGATTTTTCAACCTGTCTTTGTACAGCAGGACTTTGAGCGTAATTTACACTAGGTGGTCCGCCTTTGAATGTTGGAGATTCTAAAACTTCATCCGCTGTCTGGGTTGGTACATTCACTGCTATATAATCAACATCTTGTCTAAGATCTGTTGTAAAGTTAGTAATGATCACCGGCACGTCTTTGAAAATGTAATCACCATATCCATTGAGTTTACAAATGGGCGGTGGATTTCCAACATTGTTGCCTTTGCCATAATACATTTTGGTCACTGTTCTTAGGAAGTGAAGATTGCTCAAATATTTCAATCCATCTTCCTGATTCATTACCGGAAAAGATCCATTAATGGTCATCGCATCTACTTGTGAATTTTGATATGCATAATATGGATAATTGTTGTGCAATACTGCCCTAGCATCATATGATGCAGAATGCGACATAAAGATAGCAGGTGTTGTGGGAAAACGTAATCCAGGATACTGTTTTTCTTTACCAGCCGGAGCAAGTATATTTGAATCAGCCATCAGTTCATCAAAAGTTCCGCGTGGCAATGAAATAGTCACTCCCCAATCTTGTGTTGCACTAGGAGTTGCTACTTGGCTAGGCAGTGCAGATTCTTTTCTGCTGAATATTCCACCCAAAGGCAGTCCTGCCGCCGATAATCTAGAACCAACTGCTCCTGCTAAACCAGTCACAGCACCTGTCTTGCCTATAACGTTATAGGCA